CGCTTATGGTATCAGCGACGTTTTGACCGCGCTGATGGTGTCTGGCAACTACGGTGCCGCGACTGCGATTGGCACTGCTGCCAACTTCGACACTTCGGACCTCCCTGCGATTCTGGCTCTCGCCAAGAACTACCGCAGCAAGAACTTGATTCTGGACGGTGGTCATCTCGCTCGACTTCAGTTCTCTGGTGCCGCGAACTACTTCCCCGACGGTCGTCTCGGTGCGCTTGCCAACGGCAAGTTTGGCTTCGACCTGATTGCCGAGAACAACCGCTGGACCTCCGCTGAGACCAACGCTGTTGGATTCGTCTGCGGTCCTGACGCTATCGCCATCGCTTCGGGTCTGCCGGTTGGCATGATTGCTGGCGAGTTCATCGAGCAGCGTGTTGTTCAGACCAACAACGGTCTCAGCTGCTTGCTCTCCGTCTGGTACAGCCGTGCGACTCGCTCGCATATGGCTTCCTATGACATCATGTTTGGTGCGGCTGCTGCCGATACCACTCAAGCCGAAGTGCTGGTGACCGCTTAATCCTGAAGGATATGCGTATCGCTACCACCATTGCAGTGGACAAGAACGGCAAGAGCAAAGTCGTTCACGGTCCCGAGATCGACGCGAGTCTCCAGCGCGACGGTTTCAACACTGCAAACGTTCCTGAAGGAGGCAAGCTCGTCCTGTGGATACAGGGAGCCTTAGCACCGAAAGTTCGTAAGGGTTAACCTAATATTGGGGAGGCTGCTGGAAAGTTCCGGTGGCCTCCCCTCTAACCAAGACAAAACATGGCCGTTCAAACCGATATTGCGACGCAGGATTCAATGGGTCATCAGGGTTTCACTCTGGTTACCACCACTGCCGCACAGTCTTCTGGATACATTGCGTTGCAGATTGTGTCCGCTGCCGTCTTTACCTCTTTGAGTGGTCAGGGAATCTCTGGCACTTGGAGCGGCACGACGATTCCCGCTGGATTCACGATTGTTGGCAAGATCTCCAGTTTCCAGCTTGCGAGCGGATCGGTGATTGCCTACTTCGCTCGCGCCTAAAATGACCCTCGCGCTGTCACTCAATCTCTCGACATCGGATGATGTCATTGAGGTCATTTATCCCGCGATGGACCGCTGGATGATGCAGGAGGATGGCACGTCATTCGTTCAGCAGGAAGACGCTTCCAAGATTATCTTCAGCCTTTCAACCGACTAACATTCTCACACCATGGCCGACTCAAAGATTACAGCCCTAACGTCGATCTCGACCTCCACCGATCCGGCCAATGATCCGTTGGTCATTGTCGATGTTTCCGATACGTCGATGGCCGCCACCGGCACGGCCAAGAAGGTCACGCTGAACAACCTTCTGGCTTGTTCGCCATCCGCCACCCTCGCCTCCGCCACCATCAGCGGCGACCTGACGGTGGACACCAGCACTCTGAAGGTGGACAGCACGAACAATCGGGTGGGTGTCAATACTGCTAGTCCTGCAACCGACTTGGAAGTTCGGGCCAATGGCAATGCGGAGGGTACAATTCGATTGTATTCCGCAATTGATGGGAGCAACGCAAGCCCCAAAGGGTCTTACATTTCATTCCGAAGTGGAACCACCGGAGGTGGAACCGAGACAGCGCGACTGTCTTCGTTGAATCGCTTTGTAAATGTCAGCGGATACATCAAACGTGATGCAGAATCGCCTCACGATTGACTCTGGTGGTGTTTTCACATTTGCCGTCGGCGGCTCAACCGCCATGACCCTCAACTCGACCGGCTTGGGCGTGGGGGTGAGTCCCGACTTCAAGTTCGCTGTAAATGGAACTCAAGCTGTTCCTGATACTAGTGGTTCATCGACCACGAACGGCTCGCTCCGAATCGGTGCGCCGGGAACTGGATTGGTCATTGATACCGGCGTGACGGCTGCGGCTGCTGTCTACGGTTGGATTCAGGCGCGAGCGAGGACCGATTATTCAAGCAATTTCAATCTCGTTCTCCAGCCCAACGGCGGCAACGTCGGCGTGGGGGTGAGCGCGTTTGGAACTTCTGCTGCAAAGGTTCTTGGTCTTGCAAACGCTACCGCTCCAACCACTTCTCCTGCTGGTATGGGTCAACTCTACGTCGAAGCCGGTGCGCTGAAGTACCGCGGCTCTTCCGGCACCGTCACCACCATCGCTGCTGCCTAATCGAACACACCATGAACATCTCTTGGATCATCGAACGCCTGCTGGTCAAGCCGACCGAAGGCTCTCTGAATGACGTAGTCATCACCGCCGACTGGAGGTGCAACGGCTCGCAGGAAAGCTACAGCGGCACCTGCTACGGCTCATGCTCGTTCGCGCCGCCGACTGATGCGTTCACTCCGTATCCTGACCTCACGCAGGATCAGGTTCTCGGCTGGTGCTTCGAGAACGGAGTCGATAAGACCGCCATCGAAGCGAACGTCACCGCGCAGATCAACGACCAGATCAACCCGCCGGTTGTGGTGCTGCCGCTGCCGTGGGTGCCGCCCGCTCCTCCCGCTCCAGTTGTGGTGGAAGAGCCGGTTGTTGACGCTGAAGCTCCGGTCGTTGAAGCTGTGGTCGCCTAATATGGAAATTACGCTCAAGCTCAACGAACAAGAAGCCAACAACATCATTCAACTTTTGGACATTTCGGTGAAGGCTGGCGGTCTCGCCAATGCTGCCGTCGCTTTGCCCATCGTTGAAAAGATCAAACAAGCCGCCCAACCTAAATCCGAGTAATGCAAACCGATACCAACAACAGCAGTGGAGTTGGAGTCTCTCTCGCAACCGCTGCCGCTGCTGGTGCGGTTTCATTCATCCCGCAGTTAACACAGTGGTTCCAACTTGGGGCCGCTGTGTTGGCTTTTATTGCTGCTGCAATTGGACTCTGGAAAGCTCTCAAGAAATGAACTGGAAAACTACTCTCGCAGGTGCTGGTGCAATCATGGTTGCCGTTGGTGGTGCGCTCAAAGCTCTCTTTGACGGAGACCCGACGACCAACATTGATCTCACCGCAACCGTTGCCGCTGTGACCGTTGGATTCGGTCTCATTGCCGCGAAGGATGCGGACAAGAAGAAGTCCGAGTGAATGTCATTGAGCAGATCGTGACCGCTTTGTTGAAGTGGTTAACTGGTCTAGCCAAAACCCCACCAACCGCTGAAGATGCAAAACCAGACAAGGAGCTTAAAGAAAAGCTTCTGGATCGCATTGATCGCGCTGGTGGGTAGTTGTGGTTGCGGTACTCGCGTTGTTTACGTCCCTCATGGTGAGCCGGTGAGGCTTGCTGAGAGCGTTAAAGCGCGAGTGTGGGTCAAAGGTGCGGACGGTGTTTCTGTGCGGTCAGCGAACCGAATAACGCTCGCGGAAGGTTGGTACGCATTGCCGAAGGATTGATATGTCTCAACAAGTCATAAATGTCGGATCAACCGCAAACGACAACAACGGAGATACGCTCCGTGGGTCTTGGATTAAAGCGAACGCGAACTTCGACGAGCTTTACGCTGCGGTTCCGCTTGTTGCTCCAACGGCTTGGACTCCGGTGATGACGGATTCCGGTGGGGGTAGAACCTTTGCGACTACGGTCAACATGGCTCGCCACACTTCCATTGGAGTTGTGACGACCTTCACGCTCGACATGACGGTCAATTCCGTCACCGGAAGTGCAACTGGAAACCTTCGCATTACGCTGCCGGATGCGGTTCTGTATGATTCCGCTGTTGCCGTTTGGATGACCAATGGGACCAATCAAGCCAAGACTGCTCTGATTGGTAAAGCCATTGCAGGAACGAGTTATTGCGAGATATCCGTTTTTGAGACTGGAGCCGCCTCCAGTATCGCAGCCCACCTTCAAGCCACTTCACGCATTGTTGTTTCTGGTGTTTATTTCGCGTCGTGAACCTGATTGCCACCAGTCTCCAGTTGGGGATGTCCGTGCTACAGAGCGCGATGGGAAATCCATCGTTCTTGTGGCAGGGAGTGCTGGTGCGTTGTCTTCCGGCTGCGATCACTGACGCTAACTCGGTTATCGCTGGTGGTTTTCAAGACAACATCCAAGCGCGGATTCTCGTTAAGCTGGCCGACTGGCGGTTGGCTGACTCCACTCTCGTAACCGTTGACGCTTCGGTATGGTCTTGTGATGTCGGCTCTTCACCGGATCGCTTGCTCTTGGAGTCTGGCGGTCAGCTCTGGCAAGAGAACACTGACCGCTTGTTGCTGACTTTCGGGAAGATGATGCCGGTCGTGGGTCGTCTGGTGACCTACGATGGGAAGCAACTGCGGATCATGTCCGCAAAACGGGATGGCTCCGGTGCTTACTACGCGCTTGAACTTGGAGCTAAGACCAAATGACTCCAACCGTCACAGTCGATACAAGCCGGTTCGATGCTGCGTGGAAGGAGTACATCCCAAAGACTCGGAGGTCTTTGGCTGATGCGGTAAATGCTCGCACGTTTTTCTTGATGCTTCGGTTGTACTGCTTGCTTCCGCCTAAGTCCCCGCAAGCGGCTAGAAACAAGATCTTGGATTATTTCAACCGTCCGGTTGGAGCCAGAAAGATTGACAAGAAGACCGGCAAGTTTCTTGGTCGCTCGCGTGAATTGCGGCTTGTTCACTTGATCGCTCAATCCAAGAACTTCAAAGCTGGCAACGAAGGTCTCTACGGGCCAACGATGCGAACCGCTGCGGCAAAGCTTCGCCGTCGCGCTGCTGGTTCAGTTGGTTACCTCAAATCCGCTGTAACCAAAGCGATTAAAAAACTGTCTCCGTCGTTTCAACAATTCGGCGGGACTCGACGAGCCAAGAAGGGTTCCGCTCAAGTGCGGATCATTGCTGGCAATCAAGCTCTCATCAACTTGGCAAACCAGTACGGTCTGCCACAAGAGAACGTATCGGTTCATCGTGGGTCGTCAGCCTATGCGTACAACGCCAAAGCTGGATTTTCACCTTCTAGTCATGTCCGCTTGAACATCGGTCTTGCTGACAATCAGATTGGAACCGTAGAGGGGATTTACGCTAGAGCGATGCAACAAGCTTACAACGACGAGACCCGTGAGCTTGAAGCGCACATTGCTTCTTATCTCTTGCAAGCCGCTGACGGTCTTGAGTCGAAAGGAATTGTCGTCCAATGAATGCCGTAGCTCTACGCACCGAACGCGCTCTGGTTGACTGGCTTGCCGCTCAAGACTGGTCTGCGTCTCCGCTTGGGACTCCAACGTGTTTGACGAGCTACGGTCATGGAGCGTTTGCCGATCCAGACTTGGAAGACCAGATGCCGGACTTTCCGCGCATTGTGGTACGCTCATCGACTGCGGTTCCGGTTCATCCTATTGACCGGACTTGTGAAGTTGACGTAACCGCTACGCTTCAGCTTTCGGCGGACGATACACCAGAATACAACGTACTTGCGACCGTTGCAGCGTTTGAAGACATCCTGCAACCGCTGTTCGTTGACGATAACATTTCAGAATTGAACGCTGGAGAATCAAACCCGTCCGGTGGTTTTGTTGCATACTTTGCAACGCCCACGGACTTCGGAATAAATGACACTAGCGAAAGGGCTAGAACTTTCTCGCGTTCAATGCGAATCTTTGCAGCAGCAAACACAGAAACCACATAACCACTAACCAACATGGCAGTATCAAAAGGACTCGCTCTAGTCTATGGAGCGAAAGGAACGATCACTCTTTACACTCCCGCTGGAGTAGCTCTGACGACTGGCGCAATCAGCACCGTCGAAAGCTACGACGCAACGCATGAGGCGGACGTTGAGCAGATCAAAAACTCTTCTGGTGAGGTTGTCGCTCAAGTCTCCGCAAACGAGCGCATTAGCCTAAACGTGACGTTTATTCCGTCCGCTGCCACTTTTGCTCAAGCCAAACTTGCCGCTGGCCTTCCTGCGGTTAATGGTTACGCGACCATTGCATCAAGCGATGGCGTGACCATTGGCGGAGTTACCATTGATGGAGATTACGTCTACTCTGGTGGCGGAAGCGTTAAGTTCACCAGCAGCGGAAAAGCTATGGTTACCGTCACTGTGACCAAGTACCCGTCGCTGGCTGGCAACGCTGCCGTCTTCACTCTGTAATCTGTGGCAGATCTTGCAAAGATACTCGCAGAGACCGGACCTCAAGCACCGATTGTGCTTGGGGTTCGACTCGTTCCCTACACGGTAGGTCATGCGATTGTCTTGCAGCGTTTGCGCTCCCCTTACGTTTTAGGAGGAGAGATTACACCGAGCGATTTAGCGGAGGCTGTGCTTGTTTGCTCACAGTCTCCGCTTGAATCCATCAAGTCCATCAAATCAATCTGGCGTGACCTCATTCTGTGGTTGTGGGGAAAGCGGATTGCGCGGCTGAACTTAGTCGTTGAGTCTGACAAGTTTCAGCTTTGGCTTAAAGAGCAATCAACCGCTCCCGAAGTGTTGATGGAAGCGGGAAGCAAGTCAAAGACTCCTGCGATGCCGTGGCCCGAAAGGGTCTTAGTTGGATGCCTCAACATTGGGATTGCTTCTGACGATGCAATCCAGATGCCTCTTGGTGACGCAGAAAGGCTGATTCTAGCTCACGCAGAAATGATGGGGCAGGTCCAGTTGTGGGACGACCAAAGCGAAGCCATTTGGCAGAATCAACAAGCGAACTGATATGGGTGTACTTTCTCTTCTTGTTAAGCTTGGAATTGATTCCACGGCGTTTGAAATGGGCGTGAAACGCGCTCAAAGTCTCGGTGAAAAGTTTGGGAACAGCTTCAAGAGCGCAGTCACAAGCAGACTTGCTGGTGCTTTGTCAGTCGCTGCGGTTACTGGATTCGCAAACTCAGTCGCTCAAGCCGCTGACCGAGTTGGAGAACTTGCCGAACAGTTGAATATTTCCACCGATGATGTTCAAAAGTTCCAGATGGCAGCGCAACTTTATGGAGTGAAATTTGACGCTGTTGCTGCGGCTATTGTTCGCGTCAATGATGCAAGAACTGCCGCAATCGCAAATGATGGACCTCAGAGAGCAGCGTTTGAGCGTCTCGGATTGAGTGTTCAACAACTATCAGACAGATCTCTCGGAAGCGAGCAAGTGCTTGTTGCTCTTGGTGAGAAGCTCAACGCAAACCGCAACAACGCTGAGATGATGGCAGCGGCTGCGGACTTGCTTGGTCTTAAGCTTACGAAGGCTGCAATGGCTGCTGGAACAATCAAAGACTTGGGTCCGATTGATATGTTCAAAGCGGAGGACATCAAGAACATTGAGAGATTCAACGATCAGATGGATATTCTGATTAAGAAGACCCAAGTTCAGTCTGTCGCTGCTGCTAAGTCTTCATACAATGCGGTAAAGCTTGCGTTTGACTTGTTTAATCTCACGCAAACCGGAAAGGCTGTTGCGTTTGCCTCAAAGCTATCAACTGCACCAGCGGCAACCGCTTTGGATTTGTTTTCTGGGTCTTCACAGTTAATGGGT